GCCACTCTAGGCTTTAAACTTTTTCTGCGAGTAAGCCCAACGTACTGCATGCCGTTGACCGTGTTGGTTGCCAAGTAAACAATCATCACTGCCCCCCGAAATACTGCGCCGACTTAACCATCAGCGCAAATAGGTTCCACTCAGACGTCACCGCGTTAGTACACATCACAATCGCAAACGACATCAAAAACAAAAATCCAAAAAATTCCTTAATCATTTAACCGCTTCCTTCCTGTCCGCTTTTTGTAGCTGTACCGGCGCGCCTTGAGCTTGACGCACGTCATGCAGTTGCCGTTGCTGACGGCGCGGTCGTCGACGTGGCCGTTGATGCACGGCTGGCCGGTGAAGTAGGTCTTCAAGCCGCGTAGCTTGGCGGCGGCGCGGGTGATCCGGCGACCGCCAAAGTCACCCGCCTCGATAATTTGCAGAGCCTTTTTTAGCTCGTCGTATGTTGGTACTGGCATGTCAGTCTCCCTTGTGGGGCGGGGCCGTTAGGCCGCCGCCTTTTGCTCGTTGATGATCTCTACGCACTTCCAAATAATGACGCGATAACACGCGGCGTTGATCGACCATTTTGGTATGCCGCCATCAAGGTTTAGGCCACATGAGATGTCGTGGTCATCAAGTAACGTCTCTGAACAATAACGAGAAACAAACTGACCAAGAACACGGCCATCAACGTCTTTATCAAAATCATATTCAGCGTCATAAAACTCGATCATTGGTTCAGCATCATCGTGAACCAGACACATGTCACGACCATACCTGTCGCCTTGAAACACAACGCGAACTGTCCAATCGAGGTTTGTCTTGAGATCAGTGATTGTAAAAACATTAGCCATTTTATTCTCCCTTGTTAAATTTACCTGTTTTGTGCCTCTCGACTATTTGAATATGGGGGTTATATTCAGATACGTCAAGTGCTGTATTTAATGAATATTAAAAAAATATCAAAAAAATAGCACTATGCCTTTAATCGCCCACAGAAGCTCACTGACGGGCTTTGGGTGTTTTGGGGCATATCAGTACCAAAAAGTTGCCAGCGGCGTTTTTAGCTTCCAGCAACGATCACAGAAGGGGTTACAAAATGTCAGAAATTAAACCAGTTTTGCTTCGGCTTCGCACCTCGACCGTCGAGGCGCTAAAAAGGGAGCTGGAATTATCGGCTCACCGCAGTCAGTCGTCGCTGGCGGATGAGATGCTGGCGGCACAAATTGCCAGCAAAATTCGTCAGCGCAGTGTGCAGTCGTCGCTCGACGGTCAGGCCGGTCGGCACGGGCTGGAGAGCTTGGGCTGATGCGTGTCGGTGGTGGACGTGCCAAGGGGGCGGCGTTTGAGCGCGAAGTCGCAAAGCTGATCGAGCTGGCGACGGGTCGCAAATTACGGCGCCGCCTGTCGCAATATCAGGAAAAGGATTTGAGCGATCTGGAACCGGCGGACGGCAAGCCGTTCCCGTTCCTGATCGAGTGCAAGCGGTACGCCAAGGGTGTGTCGCCGAGCTGGTGGGATCAAATCGTCACAGCGGCTAGGTCTTCGGCCAACACAAATGACGCCCTGCCGTGCCTGATCTATAAGCTCGACTTCCAGCCGGTGCAGGTTCGCTTGCCCGTGCAGGCTTTAGTGATGCTAGGCAACTCAGGCTTGGCCGGTGACATTGCCGAGCAGTATGACTGGCGGTACACGGTGACGCTGGATTGGGAAACATTCGAGATGGTGTTGCGCGAGCATCTGGCGGTGATGAAATGAAAAAGAAAAAGATAATGGGCCACAACGTATTTGTGCCACTGGATGATCAGCTTGAGGTCACGGTGACGCCAAATTTTTACACGCATGTTTGCGGCTGGTGCAATCGAGAATTTGCGTCGTGGCGCGAAGACGCGCAGTATTGCACGCCGTCACACAAGGCGATGGCTGGGCGTAAAAGGTCAGTCGCAAGATACGAAGATAAAATTGTAAGTCTGAAAAAACAAATCGCAGAGCTGGAGCAAAGACATGAAGTATTGGCTAATACTGGTCACAATGACCAGCACTGAGGCGGGCGTGGATTGGAAGTTGCGATGACCCGGCCGCATTACGAGACGGCGATCGACCTGCAAAACGAGCTGTCGGTCGACAAGCTGTTGAAGCGGCACAACTACTCGCTTCACAAACTGCCGGTGCAGTATGGCATCGATTGCGCTATCCACTGCGACCAAGAGGACTGCATTGTGGGGTTTGGCGAGATCAAGACGCGCACGTTTGAGATGAACAAATACCCGACGGCTATGGTTAATCTGCATAAGGTTATACGAGCAAGGCACTTGACAGAGACCACCGGACTGCCGTCATATCTTATCGTTTTGTGGACTGACGCGCTGGCACGAATATCGTTTGCCAGCGATTTCAGCTTGCAAATGGGTGGTCGGACAGACCGAGGCGATCCGCAGGACGTCGACGTCTGTGCGTACTACCCGATCGAGAGCTTCAAAGTTTTGGAGCAAATTTGAACTAATGTTGATGTTAAGGAGCAAATCGTTATGGCATTAGGATTTTCTACAGAAGCCCGTTCAAGCGGGGACATTTTACCGATCATCAAATTCGATGCGAAGGGTGGTGACTGGATTAAGCAAGACCGCGTCCAAGGCGCGGACGGAACTTGGCAGAAAAACGAAGAGGACATTTCGCCGGGTTTCAAATTCGCCGCAGATTTAGACAATATGGAAGTGGGCTGGCTGAGTTTTGCGTCAGGCGCCCCAGACTTTCATATGGTGCGTATTGGCGACGCAATGGTTGCGAAGCCAAGCGAAGAACATAAGCAGGCGTTCCGCATGCGTATTGTGATCAGCGGCGAGAGTGGCCCGCGGGAATTTAGTCACAGCGCCAAGACGGTTCTGCGGGTGGTCGACAAACTGCACGACCAGTTTATGGCCGAGCGTAGCGCCAATGCGGGCAAGATACCGGTGATCGAGGCTGGCACGCCTGAGACGATTAAGATGCAATCGCCGCAGGGCGAGTTGCGTTTTAAGGCGCCGGTATTAAGCATCGTCAACTGGGTGGATCGCCCAGCGGCAATGGATGCGGCGGGTAGCACACCCGCGCCACAAGAACACGCGTCAGCGCCGGTCGCGCCGCCTATGGCGGCAACACCACCGGCCGCTGTTAGTGCAGGCGGCGACCTGTTCTAGCGCGTGGCGGGCGACGGTTTTCCCTTGGCCGTCGCCCGCACCTTCAAGGGAACAGGGGTCGAGGGTTTATTATGAGCAATATTGCGAGTTACATAGAGACGGTCGCCAAGGCGTATTGGGGCGAGCCTAACCAGAAGCGCGGGCATACTCTGCGCTGGGGTACGCACGGGTCAAAGGAAGTCGACCTACGCAAAGGCACTTGGTTCGACTTTGAGGCCAACGAGGGCGGCGGCGTCGTCGACTTGGTGCGTCTGAACGAGGGCGCCACGGTGATGGGTAGCATCCCCGATATCTTGGAAAAGAAGTTTGGCATCCAGAAGCAGGCACAAGTCAAACTGCAACCGGCGCGGTTTATGAGTGCGGTGTACGATTACACCGACGAACACGGCGAGGTCGTTTACCAGATACGCCGCTACGAGCCTAAGACGTTTCGACAGGTGCGGCCGGACGGTAACGGCGGGTGGTTGCACAATCTCGACGGTGTGACGCCGGTGCCGTACCGACTGCACGACATGCTGGCAAAGCCCGACATGCCGGTGTTCATTGTGGAAGGCGAGAAGGCGGCCGACAGGTTGGCGCGCCACGGTATCGTCGCCACGACCAATAACGGCGGGGCGAAGAACTGGAAGCCGGAGCTGAACAAGTGGTTCGAGGGCCGTAATGTCGTGATCCTGCCGGACAACGATGACGCTGGGCGCGCACACGCCGACACGGTGGTCGCCAATATTTTTGACGGTGCGGCCGCGGTCAAGGTCGTCGAGCTGTCAGGTTTGGGCGATAAGGGCGACGTCGTCGACTACCTCGCCGGCGGTCGGGATATCGAAGACCTGTTGTCGGAAGTGAAGGCGGCACCGGTGCTGGGTGAGGCGCCAGTCGTCGAGCAGTCAGCGGACAACGACAATGCGGGCGAGCCGGAGCGCGAATACTACGACTTCGTCGATGAGGATTACCTCATTAGCATGCCGCCGGTGAGCTGGGCGGTCGGCGACAGCGACAGCGGGCTTATCACGGCGCACGGGTTGAGCATGATCTACGGTGCGCCGGGTTCGGGTAAGAGCTTCATCACGCTCGATATGGCGCTGTGTCAGGCGCACGGCATCGAGTGGCAGGGCATGCCGACGAAGCAGGGCGACGTGCTTTATATAGCGGGAGAGGGCGTAGGCGGGCTGGGAAAGCGCGTCAAGGCGTGGAAGATGTCGCACGGGCTGGGTGCCAGCGGTCACTTTCACATGTTGCCTCTCGCGGTCAATTTCCGCGATCAGGCGGATATCGAGAAGCTGATGTATTCGATAGAGCGCCTCGACCGGCAGTGGACGTGCATTTACGTTGATACATTAGCGCGCGCCCTCTTGGGGGCGGACGAAAATTCGGCTCAAGAGGCTGGCTTGGCGATAGCGGCGGCTGATGCGCTAAAGCGTATGTTTGATTGCGCGGTCGTGTTTGTGCATCACAGCGGCAAAAATTCTGACCGGCAGGCTAGAGGGTCGTCGGCCATCCTTGGGGCGGTAGACGCGTCCATAGCGGTCGTTAAGGACGAGAATATCGTCACAATGCGTATCGAGAAGCAGAAAGATGCCGAGATGATCGACGATATTGTGCTTATGATGGAGCCGGTGTCGAGCGTCAGCGGCGGGTCGGTGGTACTGCGGCGGGTCGGTGAGGATGAGGCGCCAAAGAAGAAGAAGGCGGCAAAGCCAGCGGCGGGGCGTCAGGAACACGCGTTTACGGCGTTGCAAAATCTCATCATCGAGACGGGTCAAAGTGTCGTCACAATCGCGGCTTGGAATGAGGCGCATAAGCAAAAATCGCCCGATTTGACGCCTGAGCAGAGGAACACGGCGCGGCAGGGTTTGCAGGACAAAGGTCTGGTGATCGTCGATAAATTGAAATGCTGGATAAACAAGGACTTATTGTAAAATGTCGGGTGAAAATAAGGGTTCACCCGACGTCGGGTGGGCGTTCTGGCCGAGGTAGGTCGGGTCGGCTACACCCTAGGGGTAGCCTACCCAACCGACCCTAAAACGAGCCGATGTTAATTTTTAAAAAGGGATAGTGATATGGTGGCTAAGAAGCGTGTGGCGAGAGGCAAGCCGAAGACAAATAAGGTGTACTATCAGCCAAGCCAAGGGGCGCTCAAGCGTCAGCAGGCGGCGCTACACAAATACGATGACGAGGTGAACCGGTTAGAGCGCAAGTGGGGTATCGACAGATTGCCTTGGCTTGTGCCGGTGGAATTGCGTGACCGGTTTTACGAACAGCTCGACAAGCTCAATTCGGCTATTGATGCGACCGAAGGGGTTGAGCATGAGGTGGAAGTCACATTGCGTGGCTGTGCCGCCATCGAGCGTGCGGCCATCGAGGGTGGCGCCGAGCCGCTGACCGGCGAGTACATCGAGGGGCGGATGCCGGATGGCACGGTGCTGGCGATTACGGCTAATGGGTATGAGGCGGGTAAGGTAAAGCAGGACAATCGCGAGATGACCGTTTATACTGTTGACGAGGTCGGTGTGATCTTGGAACAGTGGCTAAAGGAAAAAAAGGCTAAGGCGTTTGTTGATGAGGCGAAGAACGTGTTTCCCGGCGCCGTGGTCGAGAGCGTGACAAAGACGGCGAAACTAATAGACGACGAGATACCGTTTTAATGGATTACGAAACCGAGCGTGATGACGTTGTAAAGGATCGCGAGTACATGTTGCTCGGAAAGTCGACGTGGATCGACGTCAGGAACCTGACGGTCAACGTACAGCGTTCTGAGACGGGCATTACGGTCGACGTGTGGCCAAGAGAGCTAATGCGGGGTTACTCGCCCATAGCGACGCTCTCGGTGCCTTTCAGTGAGGGTAGCGATGTCGAAGATTGAAAAGGGCGACGGTTCAATGGCACGGCTGTTATCGCAACAGCGTTGTCCGAGCTGTCATTCGCTTATGCTTATCAGAGGCGACGACGGGTATAAAAAGAAATACGATTGCATCGTATGTGGTTTGAAAGTGATAGACGTGAAGGAAAATGCGGAATGAAGCGTGCAGAGTGTTTGGATACGGCAAAGGCATATGTGACGAAAGATCGCGCAAACGATCACGGCGATATGGAAGACAACTTTATGACTATTGCGACGTACTGGTCGACGCACTTAGGGCATAAGGTCGAGCCGCACGACGTTGGGGTGATGATGGCGTTGCTCAAGCTGGCTCGTGCCAAAAGCAATCCATATCACGATGACAACTACGTCGACGGTGCCGGTTATCTGGCGTGCGCGGCAGAATGTGTGAACGTGGATGGCTGAGATAATCAAATTCGGCGAGAGGCATGTGGTGCATTTCTTCACCGACCCGGTGACGTGTGACTGGTGTCAGGAAGAGACTAAGGGATTTGTTTATGAGGGCATGCAGTCAATCGTGTGTAGCTTGTGCAAAAACCCGCTACTTATCATCGAGGACAAGCCGACGCTGATTGTGACGTTTGAAGATGACGATTACGATGAGGATGACGATGTCTCATAAGATCACCGAAGAGGTTTGGTCAGAGTTTTTAGAGCGTGTCACGTCAGGCCGGTCTGGTCAGTCAGTGTGCAAAGATAAAGACATGCCAGCTTGGGGTACAGCTTGGAATAAGATTTACAACGACAAGGACTTTGAGCGCAAATATATGAACGCGTTGTCGTCGCGCGGCATGATATACGCTGACCAGCTCGACGAGATAAACCGGCGTGTTCTTAACGGTGAGATAGACCCGCAAGCGGCTAGGCTTGTCGCTGACAACTACAAGTGGACGGCGGCTAGGTTATTGCCAA